GATGATGAGCACCCGTGGGCACTTCGTCTGATTCTAGAAAACGCAACACGCCAGCACGTGTTTGCGACAACATACGTCCGCCTGTACAAGGATATCGCAAAGTCTAGAAGCGAAGACGTGAAGACCGCAAATGAAATCCTGACGGAGTTTATGACGGTTCACATCGAGAAGATTCTCACAAGTATTGACAACGGTGATAACTATGATGAGTTTTGTGCGGCAAACAAGATGAAAACGAAGCTAGCCGGGCATAGTATCGTGTTGGCCGAGGCCGCGAACATCGGAATCGTCCCCCTCTCAATTCTCGGTCCACACGCAACAGGGCTCGTAGGTGTTCTTGGAACGATTATCGAGTCCGCAAACAACAAAACAAAGGAAATCCCAAGGGAAACCACCGAAAATGGTATAAAGTGTATCCTTGACTTCTTCAAAACCCTGGCAAAAACCAAGGCGGATAAGGAGGGATTCCAAAAATGTGTGATATCTATTCGGTCGATCGTTGACCAAGAAAAGAAGGATAAATACCTAAGTCCCAAGGCTCGGTTTGCGCTGATGGATTTTGTAGAGGAAATGACAAAGGCGATTGTTGATATCAAGCGTTCAAAAACCGTATACCGCCCCGGAATGTATGCAAATAAGCCAACTTCGGGAACCCACTAGCATCTTACAGATTGTTCACCCGTAAACAAACGATGCATTATATCTATGACCGTAGAATTTTCATAGTACATATTACTACATACGAATGGGTCATCATTTTCACACGCAAGCACAACTCCCATCATAAACGGTTCGCCGTTCAGAATCGCGGTATTCTCTGAATCGGGCGGGTACATAGATGCGTGTTGGAACGTGGGATAGATGCATCTTAGGAGTTCAAACGTTCTCCGATGGTTCATACAATAGTACCACCCATTTACCATATGGAGCCGGCAAAACCATTTCTCTATAAAATCACTCTGTGAACATAAAAACGATGTAAAGCATCGTACCCATCTTGAAGACCCATCGAACGCATTCATAAGGTATTTCCAGAGTGTATCCCGGTGGAACGTATGTGTAGGTGTAAGAGCAATAATATGAAATGCCCATATCTCATCTTCATCATCAACGAATATAGAATATTTAATACGTTCTATGATTTCCAATAAGACCCATTCGTGGGGGTAACGGATTCCTAGATGATAAAATCCCGGATGACGAATACGCCTGCTTTCAAATACACGAGTATCATCAATGATGATATCCGTTAATAACTGATGTTGTACCTTGTATGGGTAGGATAAAATCCTCTTTTTAAAATGTTGAATATTTCTACCACGCTGCATCCATTCTACTAAACTAGTCGTATCTCCGTGTAATAAATCTGAATGTACATTCTGTTTGGTCACGTGGTCACAGCGGGGCGGTACCTGAAACGATATATCCATTCTCTCTCGGGTTATCTAGCGTATCGTGTAGGGTTTGGTAGTATAGATGAAACGCATCACTACGGGGGGTGTGGTATGTTTCTGATGCTCGAGGGGCATTCATAAGCGCGATATCATACCCATCCTTGAAATCTGGGACCTTGTAATGTGTGTAAGAGACGGGTAATGAAAAACCACTCCCCTCTGTGCTCGGGAGACGTGACATATCTCTCCTAGCATTCCCCATCTTGGGATCATCTGTAAATACTGGTTGACGGGGAAGTGGTTCCTTCCCGACCCTATCAAGGATTTGTCTGCTTTCAAAAGCAACACGCCGATTGAAGCCAGAATCACGAATCCCAGTAAATGCTTCGTTTCGTATGTCCGGGAATAATATTAACGCGAGAATTCCTCCAGCGATTATCGCAAGAAGAATACGTGGAAGTAGCATATCTACTTAAGAAAGCAGTAAAGAGCAGCATATGCCTTTGTTGACCTGTGCACATATGGGGTTGCCTCTCATAAAGAGTCGTGTTTCCAGAAATTACCGTCTTCGGAGTGCTTTCGGACTGCCCACGTGTGACGTGTATTGAACATGATGGCACCAATCGCATTATCTGGTATCATAGGTTTTGTATTGTGGAAGTCATACCCTACAAACCGTGCGTTGATGTCGTATTTTGATAATATAAATCCAAATAGATTATCTACACCGTCTCTTCCACCATTATTATAAAATAAGAATCCTTTCCTAGAGTTACCCTTTGGGAACCTATTAAGGATATCCCAATCATCACATAATGAGTCAAACCTCTTCAGGCCACATACTTCATATCCAAGTAGATTGTTAACTGCGTGGTATCTACAGTAAGAGCCTACTTGTTTTTGGTGGAAGTTTTTTTTTGAACCATTATATTGTGAATCTTCTCTGCCTTTTTTATTACGCCCCTGCGTTCTGCGGCTTGTTTTCGTCGACGAGCAATCTGTATATCCCTTTGACTAGCATGGTATTCTGTCCGCTTATTTTGTAAATCTTTTGGCTCTGTCGCCTTCTTGACCTCTGCCTCCTTCTTGGCCTCTGCTGCCTTCTTGGCCTCTGCTGCCTTCTTGGCCTCTGCTTCTATCTTTTGTATTTCGGTGTTTGATTTCTCATTTACGTTCAGATCGGGCGGTACGACTACAGCAGAACTACTAGTGGGTTTTCTTCCTATCATTCGGCGCTTTGCCTCGCGCGTAATAATCCGATGCCGCCGCAGCCGTTGTCTTGGCATCGTTCTTACTATTACTAGTTTTCAAATCTATGCGGAACACACGTCACAAGGTTCATTATCCTGGTTTGAACGCACGGTTGGGTCGATGGTAACCTGTTGCGCATCAGCGACGGGACGTGTCCTCAGGTAATACTGCCCGGTTTTGAGACCCTTTTTCCATGCGTACATATGCATGCTGCTCAGACGTCGAAAAGTAGGGTCAGAAGAGTACAGGTTCAGAGACTGACTCTGGCATATGTATGCCCCTCTATCAGCAGCCATGTCGATCAATGATTTTTGAGACATTTCCCATACATTCTTAAACCTCTCCCGTAGTTCACTGGGTATCTCCTCGATGTTGCTTACGGAACCACGGTCCCCAATGATGCGATTTTTCATCTCACTATTCCACAATCCAAGCTGGATGAGTTCCTTTATCAGGTACTGGTTTACAACCACAAACTCTCCCGCCAGAGTTCTCCGTGTATAGATATTCGTAGTAAATGGTTCAAAACTCTCATTATTACCCAGAATCTGGCTCGTAGACGCGGTTGGCATCGGGGCGACAAGAAGCGAGTTACGAATACCACCTCTCACCTTTGTACGAAGAGAAGACCAGTCAAGTTCAGGCACGTCATCGTCTGCAACGATTCCCTCCCACATATCTGGCTGCAGAACTCCTTTTGACACGGGGGACCCCTTGAATGTCTCGTAGCTGGGTAGTCCATCTACCTGAACAAGGTCAGCAGATGCTTCTACGGATGCGTAGTACATGTGGGCGAATATCTTGCGGTTGAGTGTTCTTGCATCCTGGCTTTCGTATGTATAACCCAGTCTCGCAAACACATCCGCGAGACCCTGTACGCCAATACCAACTGGACGGTGCCTCATGTTTGAACGACGTGCCGCGTCTGTCGGGTAGAAGTTCCTATCAATCACCCTATCCAGGTTTCGCACCAGCCGCCGCGTTGTATCGCGGAAATTCTTGAAATCAAACGCCTCGTTTCCATCTGCGTCGGTATACACAAATGCCTGGAGGTTCAGTGATGCGAGATTACACACCGCGGTTTCATCGGGCGATGAGTATTCCATAATCTCGGTGCACAGGTTTGATGATTTGATCGTTCCGACATTCTTCTGGTTGCTCTTTTTGTTAGCAGCGTCTTTGTACAACAGGTATGGTGTTCCCGTCTCGACCTGTGACTGTAGAATCTGGAACCATAGTTTTTGTGCCGAGATAGTCCTCCCCCCGTACGTCTCTGGGTCGTCTTCGTACATCGTGTATAGTGTGTCAAACTCTTCACCATATACCTCGGCCAGGTTCTTTGCCCTGTCTGGACAAAACAGGGTCCACGTACCATTTGCTTGGACCCTACGCATAAACAAATCAGGTATCCACATTGCATAAAACAGGTCTCGTGCTCTTTCTTCCTCGTTGCCGTGGTTAATCTTAAGACGCAGGAAGTCCTCGACATCCATATGCCAGGGTTCCAAGTACATAGCAAACGAACCCTTGCGGCGGCCACCGCCCTGATCACAATATCTCGCAGTCGCGTTGAATACCCTCAGCATTGGTACAATCCCGTTGCTCGTCCCAGATGTTCCCCGGATATACGAGCCCTTTGCTCGGATGTTATGGATGTGGATACCAATACCACCGCCCCATTTAGAAATGAGAGCACACTCGTGCGCCGTTTTGTAGATCCCGTCAATGCTGTCATCCTTCATTGACACAAGGAAGCACGACGACATCTGCGGATGAACCGTGCCAGCGTTAAATAGCGTGGGTGTTGCGTGTGTGTACTTTTTAGTAGACAGGTCGTGGTATGTCTCGATCACCCTGTCAATATCCCACCCGTGAACACCAATCGCGACTCGCATCCACATATACTGGGGCCTTTCAAGGATACGACCCTTGTTACGAAGAAGGTATGTACGTTCCAGAGTCTTGAATCCGAAATAATCAATAAGATAATCCCTATCATCCTGAATCGCATCGCGGATTCTCTCCGAATATTCCTCTGCGATTGCAAGGGTTTCTTCTGACAGGATCGGGGCTGGCTTGTCGTTGTCGTCATACATCTCACGAAGCTCACGAAATACAGACATAACGTCCGGGTACGTCTGCTTGTGGTGATTGCTTATCATAATCCTCCCAGCCAGTTCTCCGTACTCCGGGTGTGTGGTAACCATCTCTATCGCAACAAGCGATGCCTGTTCATCCAGCTTGTACGTGTCGATCCCGTCAAAAATCTGTGAGATTACCTTCTGTGCAACCATAATGGGATTCACGTGTGTTAGCGCACACTTTCCACACGGCGTCTCCGACGCAAGGGTTGCGATCCGGTTTACGATCTTATCGTATGATACGTCCTGTACCGACCCATCTCGTTTCGTAACCCGAAGCGTGTTTGTTTGGTCCATCCTTGCTATGTATTGTACCATACTATGTGCGTGGATTAGACCCACACCTCGTCACGCCATTTAGAATTTACCGCGTATCATAGAAATGGATATACTCGCTGGTTCGGTGGTTTCGTCGATTGAATCTGCTGCGATATCAATCTATCATTCCACGCTCATGTATCTGAATATGGGTCCGTACTCCAGACACGAAGGATTTGCTGGTTATCCCGTTGATAAACAGTCGCGCGGTTCCAAGAGTGGTCAGGGGGGCGACGATGCGTACCACGTGTACCAACCATACCTTCTTAAGACAGAGGCCTCTTCCAGAAATCAACATGACAATCACAGATGGCCAACCTCTAGAGAAATGACCGGACCTCACGAACAGACTCTCCGAAAAGAAATCGTTCTCCCGTGTAACTATCCAAATCCCGCCTTGTTAAAGGGCAGGATGTATTCTTCTATTTAGACTTGTAATCACCAACAACCATGTCGGTATTTACAAGCAAGTGATGGATTCGAACGCATCAACCTCCAGGTTATGAGCCTGGCGCGCTACCAATTGCGCCAACTTGCTACACGAGCAGAGTGGGAATCTCCAATCTCATACTGATAGTATGTGTTTTATGTGTTTAAACTACACTGCCCCCCATCATATACTGGATATTATTCCTTAGGTGCTTTCAACAAGGTATATTCAGTCCGAATCATCTGCCATCAAGCAAACCGACGGGTCCTTGATTACCTGGAGCATCACGGATTCTTTGGGCGCTCTTTTTTTAACCGGATGCGTCCTGGCCCATTCCTCTGGATCATCAAGGCCCCTCTGGATTTCTTCCCATGCCAGTTTTGCTTTCGGAAGGAATGCACTTGTAAACCAGTCGCGATTACGACCGACGGTTACGGTAAACCAGTCCTTCGCGAAGATTACAAAATGACGCACAAACAGTACCTCACCCTTGTGGTTCTGTATCACGGAATCTTCGTGCCGAAACTTTCTCTCGATTGGATTTGAGCAATGGTACTCCCCATTCTGGTCCATCCAAACCGTACCAGCGGCTATCACTGCGGAATCCTTCTTACCCATCTCTGGATACAGTGCCATGCTTGTGTATTCTTTCTTAGTGGTGCGTATTAGTTGTTGTATTTCGCGTATCGTGGGTGCTTCACGGACGACTACGCGTACGTAATCGCATTCTACAAGATTGCATACCTCCATCTGTAGCTGCATCTGGCTCCAATACTCTGGTCGGACTCGGTTACCATCTTTATGGATGCTTGCCGGTTGTGGGCATTTGATTTCAACCATCCGGCCACGAGTGCTGCCCTTTGTAACAATCCCATCTGGACTGGCCCCTATGAACGGATATTGAGCGTGTGGTACACAGTCGTATTCTTCTACCGTCACATTATGGATATGCTCGTATACCTGTCGTATGACTGGTTCGTACCGGATACCCCTTACGGTAGGAGCATCTGGGTTTGAGGGAGGGACAAAACTCCTCTCAGCCCTATCGGATTCGTCTGGACGAGATGCTTGGATGATTTTTTCACGAAGAACCCCGATTCCCTTTCCGGTGGAATAATCAATGTTCATAACTGCCTTTGCGATTGAGGCAGTAATCATTCCCCTTCGCCTAGCATACCATTCATCCGTGCGCTGTTGGTCACCCCCTCGGTATGATTCAATCTTTGCAAGTGCTTCCGATACGGGATGTGTCTCGTCTGGTTCGCGACAGTGAACACCCGACAGAGTTTCGTGGAGCATTGTTTTACAGTCTTCAACGATGGATTCAATCTCTTCTTCGACAAGACCACCCATGTAATCATCATCGTATCCGACTGAATCATACAAATACTCTCGTAGCGTATCAACACACCGGTCTATCTCGTGGATATCATATCCCAGTTGTGTGTTATATTCTTCCATCACAAGCTTGTAATACGCATCCATTATACGTAAGCACGTATATTACATACGGGTGGATACACTTATGACGACGTGGTCTTTCGGCGCTTCTTTGTCTTCTTCTCCGGCCGACGGATGATAACCCGTGTACTCCCTTCTGTCACAGAATCACCCTCTACGATCATCAGCGCAGGCACACCCGTTACCTTACACGTCTCTGTGTCGTATTCAACACACGCGTTCGTCGTGATATCTTTCCTCTGGATCGCCCGAACAAGCGATGACCGGATCTCGTCTTTGAGGCTGTCTGGATACTTATCCCCATCAAGGCGATTTACCCACTCTCGTATCTTTTGTATTCTATGACCCCTGTCTAGGCGATTCCACGGCTTTGTCTCAAGCTTTCGGGATGCCGCGTCTACGGCCTCCTTATCCTGTGTCAACGACTGTTCGCGCTCATTCGTACCAATACACTGCGTCTCTTTCTCTGCTCGGAGGGTCGACCGAAACGCACCGCTGCTGCTTACTCCCTTCTTGTGTCTCTTGAGTGTCTCTTGAGAGTTCTTTGTTGGCATCTACTTCAGTACACGCACGGGTGGGTTTAGAACATTTATACCAGTCTACGTGTGCACACCAAGTCGGTATTCCCGTAGAATCATTTGTCATAACCTCCAATGATGATTCTATAAAATACGGGTTGTTCCGAATCACCTTGTAAAACGATTCTAGCGATACGATGATCCGCACGATGTCCCTTCCATTCTCTGTGAATCCCTTCATATAAAATGGATAGTCTCCGTATAGAATACTAGAGCAGATCCACTCATACCAAATCTCCCCCATTGGATTCACGATGCCTTCTATGGATACTACTTTCTGAATACTCGTATACTGTAGTACTAAATCCGGTACGCTGCCGTCGTTGTTCTCTGCTGCCACGAGTTGTATCTCGCAGTCGGGAAATGTGGGGATCATAACAGCCGCCATAGTTGTATATTTCAGTAATGCGTAGATTAGATGGTATCTCGTCACGTAATAATTCTAGCTGGTACACTGGCTTCGTATGTTCTTAGCAAGACGGTTCATGACGGAATACTGGGAGGTACAACGCTCATTATTAGCCTTCTTGTGACGCTGAGGCTGGCATTGTATACTGGGGAAAGATTGCATCCTATAAACGCGTGGATTGCCATCGTGACACTGGCTGGATACGCGGCCCTGGTTAGTATTCTACCAAGGTGTTATACAGACAGGCATCATTCCACGTTCTGCCGTGAGATGGATATGAATGGTCGTGGGTATCTCTGGCTGGCTGGTTTGCTGGTTGCGTACTTTGTGGGTGGTGTCTTGCTCAGTGAGAGGTCCAGCGTAGTCTCTTTGTCTGCTGACCCAGTTGGCTGGGTACTGGGTGGAGTTGTTGTGTGTATAATCATTGCGATTGGAGGAGTAATGTACGGTATGAGAAGCATCCCCATCACATCCAGTGAAAGCCAGAGGCTCAGCATGAGGGGGTCACTCGCGGATACAGATACCAACACGGTTCGTATCCTCCCGGACTACAACATACCACATACTACGATACCCTCTCACCCAGCACAATACGCTCTATTATCCTGACGCGTTTGGTTTGGTCTAAACGAGGTGACTGGTTTACAAGATAGGTACATAGAAGAGTATGCAGAGAAAACAAGATATGCTTCTCCACAGTCTCGTAAGATATTACAACGAACCAGAGATTCACAAGATATTTACCGAGATGATTAACGGAGACGGTCCGGTAAGTCTGCGCCTGATGGAATGGTTCGTGACAAACTATGCTAAAAAACAAAACGTGTATTATCACACGCACACAATGCGATGCTTCAATGTCTATCTGAGTTACAAGGCACAGCTCCGAGCATACAATAAGCGATACTTTGATCCATTCTGTCGCAACGAGAGAGTATGCATTACAGACCAGGAGGGGAACACGACCGAGACAACCGTCGGGCAAGCGAACTTCTTCCGCTGGGTCATCCAGAACGATGTACTCCAATGGGCAACCACCCACATCGCAGATATTGAGTCTGATATGGTTCTTGCGGCACGCGAGAGGGATGAAAATGACACCGGAGAGCGTTCACGAACTGGTAGAAGAAAGCGCCGGGGAGAGATAAGCCAGTCAGCAACCCGCAAGATGAATCGTACACACGAAGAGATTACGATCTCATTCAAGTAATTGAAACCATACCGTTTCCCTGTTTATACCTATCATACAATGTACGATGGATGTGTTCTTCCCCCAAACTACGCACGTATGCTATACGTGACATCATACTCAAACATACCGTCCGTCGCGTATGCGATATATCGTGGATATTATGGGATGGCGTGTGTTCCGTTTATGGTATTCCTTTCATCAGTTCTGTACTGGTACAAACCTGACTATTCGTGGCGGCGTACCCTTGATATCACGGTGGTTCAGGTTGCACTGGTTATAAATCTTATTATAGCAGCATACGCTGAAAACGGGATTACGTACTATATCACCACTCTGGTTGCGGTACTCTTTTATGAAGCGGGAAAGATGGTGTATATTCGTGGTATGCTCTTGCAGTCAACGACTGCTCACGTGTGTCTTCATATCATTGCCAATATCGCAAACGTGATACTCTATTCAGGTAGAATTGCCATCTGATAACGAACCAGATGGAGATTCTTAAGACACCCCCCGGGACTCGAACCCGGATTTTCAGATTCAAAGTCTGATGTGATTACCATTACACCAAGGTGTCATATGGATTGCCCCTTATGAAGAAGCATTGGGAAATGTACGATTCCCAAAATGATAGTGACAGGATTCGAACCTGCGAGGGCAGAGCCCATCAGCTTAGCAGGCTGACCCATTAACCACTCTGGCACACTATCTAAAAGCCACCGGCGGGGTTCGAACCCGCGACTCCCGGATTAAGAGTCCGATGCTCTGACCAACTGAGCTACGGAGGCACAAGACACTTCTTTCAAAGAAGCGATGGGAACCATTGTTCCCAAAAAATGTTTCCGTGCCGGGGATCGAACCCGGGCTGCCGGTGTGAAAAACCGGAATCCTAACCACTGGACCACACAGAAAAAATGATAGTGACAGGATTCGAACCTGCGAGGACAACGTCCAATGGTTTTCAAGACCATCCCATTAACCACTCTGGCACACTATCTAAAAGCCACCGGCGGGGCTCGAACCCGCGACCACCGGATTAAAAGTCCGGCGCTCTAAACCAACTGAGCTACGGAGGCACTCTACCACCACAAACATAATACACCGCAAGCCCTTAGGCCCACGCACCACCGGGCCCGCTTTACATCCATCTTCCCCCAAATTGACACGGTAATATGATATGTCCTGGGTGACACATACGATTTATAATGACAAGGTATCCCTTCCCGGATTCTACTGATGTTGTCCCATATGATATCGGAGTATTCCTAGGCGTCGTTATGTGCCTTAGTGTATTCTTTGTGTGTTCTGAAGAGATCATCGAGTGGGTTGGTATCCAGAACCAGCCCGAAACAAAAGCACTGTTATACGACACCCCGATGCTGCATCGTTCTTCCGCAACACGGCTGGTTATCGCGGTCATTACCCCGTTTCAGGTCGCCATGGGGATGGTGATGGTTACGAGTCTTACGGGACTGGGTCCCATCGGAGCATACAGCCTGTGGCTATACATACTCCTTGTTTGTCATGCCCGCTATGCTATGTATGGTGTCCCCCGCGTATCCCCAGAGTATGCTGTATTTGGAATCGGCATCTTTCTAGTTGCGTTTACGCTCTGGCAACCTGGTCAGCCAGTGTATAATCTACAGTGGGCTGGATGGTATACCTTCCTGTTGTGCGTAGCGCGCGCGCTTGTTTGGGCGGTTTCAATCGTACAATCGAACGACACCTGGGAATCACACCCTATGATTTCTCCGATGCAGCATATTCTCTGGGACCCGCTTCAATCGTTTCGGTTCTTTGAAGGGTATATCAAAAACGTAGGTGCCACGATATTCCGACAGACCCGCAAATGGCTGAATCCGACCCACGAAGACTGAGTATCTACGAAGACTGAGTACCCACGAAGAACCCTATGTGACCAAGGGTGTGTTTTCTTTTTATACTCATATACATTGTATATGATATGAAAATATAGAGTGATTGGTAAGGGCTATGTGTGTCTAATCCTCCGTCTCAGCAGCAGACTTGCGTGCGCGACGACGCTTGGGCTTAGCAGCAGGTGCAGGCTCCGGTACCTCCGTCTCCTCCTCCCCCTCCTCACCAGCATCATCCTCGTCGTCTACAAGCATCGGGCCAGAACCGCCCATTGCCTGCATCGTCGCGGCATACTCATTGGAGGTGTCCTCCTCGTCATCCACCATCACGCACGTGTTCCCAATGCGAGCAGGAACCTTGACGCGCATCTGTACCGCCTTCGTCGTCATACCAAACTTTCCACCAGCAAACCAGATGAACGACGGCTGAACGAGTGCCGTAGCCTGCGTGCCCTTCACAATCAGGGTATCAAGCGGCTCGTCAAGCATCTCGTTGTCGGCGTCAAACACCTTACACTCAAACTCATCATTGCGCACATTGAGCTTCACCTTGAACGTATCAGGATACTTCCTATCCGGCTCACGCGTCTCCTTGTCTACGCTACGCTTCAGAAGAGGGGTAAAGAACGCCTGGATAACCTCCTTGCTCTGCTTCTTCTTGAACCACGCCACGCTGTTCTCCACCGCCCGCTCTACGAGAACCTCCTCTAGTCGCTCCATCTGCGAATGGAACCGCGCAAGACGCTCACTGTCCTCCTCCCCACGAAAGGAGAAGTCAAGCGAATACTTCGGAGGTGCCGGGCCCGCGGGGTCAGTGTATACATTGGTTCCATACGGACAGACCATCTCGGGTAGCTGCAGGTAGAGTGGATTTCCATCGTACGAGATTCCGATAATCTTCCCGCCGTGGTCAAGTACGCGCGGGGGGCGGAAACCAATCTTCTCTGGGTTAAATTCTGTCTTGATGCTGCGACCATTGTCTCGGGTGATTACGAAAGCCATTGCTTCTGTTTTGTATCTGCTGTACTGGTGTTAGTTGTGTTGTCTTTAGGCCCACACACCACGCCGCGTCAATTCGTGCGCACCGGTGGTCGTCACCCCGTGGAAGTGCCTTAACCAACCATCCGTGGTTATAATAGTAACACTATGAACACACCTCCCAGGGCTAGACGGAATGGTATTTTCCAAAACCGTGACCCATTTCACACACCAATCAATGATAGGAATGACACGGCCGCGAATCCTCCGCCCGCACCAACGAGAACCGGCCGAAAGTATAAAGTATCACGAAAGACCAAAATTACAAAGGAGAAAATACAGGGACCACGCCGTGTAACTCAGAACCAACTCCTCCGTTTTTTGCTGTTTGAAGAGCGAAAGAATGCGATGACCATCATCCGGAAAGACGCGCTGTATTATACACTCAGAGAGCTACATTATAAGATCCCCAAGACAGCGAATCTCGCGAAGCTCCTCGATGTGCTGTCTATTGCGTATTCGTATAATACGCGTAAGAATCGCATTATACGAGGAATCACCGCAATCCAAAAACACATTCGGGTTTATATTAAAAACAAGATTCGTCGGCTTTGTGGACCCGGCATCCCGGTTGGAAAATGCGTAAACGACGAATGTCCCTATTCCCTTGAAGACCTCGTTGATATACCCCAAACACAACTAATCACGTGGCGTGAGCCCTATAGCGGAGGCTCTTCTAAGATATACGGATGTGACGTAAAAATGCTTATTGATTTCCTGCGGAGAAAACTCCGTTCGGCGCATAAATCAGCACTCCTCCGAGGCAGCCACCGCCCCGGAGAAAGACTCAGCGGAGTCTTGAATCCGTTTACCCGGGAGAGTCTCACGTATGATGTGGTTCGCCGCTGCAATGAATATACCAAGATATTCAAGCTTGCCCCTCTGTACGGAACCCGTGGTAACCTGACATCCCCGTCACTCGTCCACCGTACTCTCGCGGTTCGTCAGCCAAACTTCAGACTCGGCTCTCGCCGGCGTGGTACGTCGGAGGATGACCACGAGGATACCCTTGTAAACCCGCGCAATGCGGGGTCATCGGCTTCCCTGGTTGATTCTATACATATCGTGTCTCCATTTGTAAACTCACGTGGTTCACCAAACTCACTAGGCGTACCAGGTTCATATGACATACCGTCTGCCATTCGCAACCTAGAAACCCTGTACCCAGCAGCCGATGCGGTATCTGAAGCAGTGCGTGAGCTGGATTTCTACACACACGATACCCTATTTGCCAATCCTATCCGAGAGATGGTGGCTCTCCTGAGGCGTTCGTTGAACGAGGGTGTTACAAACCAGTATATCGTGGACGTTCTTGCGTACATAAGGACCCATCTGTATCCCCTGGTGAATGCTCTAGAGATAGGCACAAACTACGATGCGGTCACATCTATTATTACGAATCTTGCGCGAGGACGCCGTCCCCCGGCGAACAGCACCACACGATCAAGGCTTCGTCGGGCACACAACCAGTTGCGGAATGGGATTCTCCCGACAACACTTGGTAACATACGCGATACGATTGGGTCACTACGTGGCCGACCAAATGCTGAAAACATAGGACTCTTGGACCTTGCAAATGTAATGTACAAGGCGATGGGTGCTATACTGGTAATGACATATACGGCACTTTGTCAGTTTGGGGACGTATCCACCGAAGAGAATCGGAAATCGTTTGCGATTGTACTGATCGGATCGTTTGTGGAAGGCGGGTACCTCGGCGAGGAGTTCTCGTGGGCCCGGTTCTTCGAATGAGATGAATCGGCCTAAGGAGCACTCGCGTTACGAGTATACAGAATCCGAACGCGTTTAAATCATGCCCCGAAAGACCTCAACTCAAACAGACACTACTATGCCCGCTACGAAGACCACCCGCCGAGTACGCCGCACGACGACGAAGAAGGATGCCGCCCCTGCCGCCACCGCCACCCCTGCCGCCACCGCCACCCCCGCTCCTTCTCAGAAGGAGAATGAGCGCAGCACCGCGCCTGCCACTACGGACGCCGCCCCTGTTGAGGCGTCGCCTGCTCTCGTGGAGGCGAACGAGCTCATCGGTGAGCTGACTAGTGTTGTAGACACCCTCAAGGCCGAGAACGTCCGTCTTCGCGAGGCAAACAAGGCCGTCCTCTCGTCGGTTGAGGCCACCGTAAAGAAGGCCGTCAAGTACGTCCGCAAGGCCATCAAGGGAAAGCGCCCCAAGCGCAAGGCGAGCCCCAACAGCGGCTTCCAGAAGCCGGTTGCCGTCACGGACGAGCTCTGTGAGTTCATGGACAAGCCCACCGGTACCCTCGTGAGCCGCACCGATGTTGGCAAGAGCATCCGTGACTACATCAAGGCGCACGACCTTCAGAACCCCTCCGACCGCCGCGAGATCCGCCCGGACAACAACCTCACCCGCCTTCTCCGCCTTAACGTGGACGAGATCAAGGACGAGCCCCTCACGTATTTCAACCTCAACGGCAAGATGAACCACCTGTTCGTCAAGGCCTGAACATAAACGATTCACTCGTTTGATTTTACTCTAATGGAGATGGTTTTTACATATAAGTGGAATGACTGACCGTGTACCTCTTACTGGTAAAGCACGGTACCAAGAAGCGCACCCGTAGCCACCACAGAATTGTCATATGTCTTCCAGACGCCACCGCCATTAAATTTGAGTTTAGTTTACTATAACGAAGTTGTATTACATCTTCTTATAATATAGAATGGCCGAACTAAACAGAGGGGATAGAGAACAAATGCCACATTATGGGGGAACTGGTGGTATTTATGGTTTACCCATCGTACCTGAAGAGGGTGAAAAAGAGGGTGAAAAAGATGGTGATGATTCATCTAGTAGTGCTTCCACTGGGATAACTGCGGATACGGTTAAAGTTCCCGTTAAAGTTCCCAACGAAAAGGGCAGTGGGTTACGCCGAAGAAAGCGAACAACAATAAAACGACGACATGGAGTTAAGAAGCGTGCCTCCAAGAAACACCGCGACCGTAGTCACCGGAAGCGTCCGTCCACTCGCCGCCGCAAACGCGGAACTCGGTCGCACAAGAAGGGACGTCGAACAACCAGCAAGCGTCGGTCATCCAAGGGTCGTCGTCAGTAAGCTTGTGGATCACCTCGTTACCACTTTCATCAGTAGTCTTATACTCCGCCTGCGGCACAAGTCGTATCCGGAGTCCAATCGCCCCAATCGTCTCCGTCCCCCCAAGCGGAACACACACCGGCCACCCATCATATTCAATCCGCACCGACTGTGTCCGATCCTCAAGCAGTTTCCATGGTACGCGTATCCGTAAAATCTCAGGTGCCTGTGTGATTCCTTTTCCGGCTGGGGTATCGCCTCGAAAAAGGCGTTTTCCCCACCTGCCCGCCCAGTCAACCCACTTCTCCAGGTCTTCCCACACACTGTCTTGGCCGGTTCCATTTGCCACGTCATCCGTCATAACGTCCCGGAGTGACTCATACGCAGACCTCAGCTCTTGGAACCGCTGCTGATCCCCCCCCTTATCTGGATGTAATCGCTTTGCTTTCTTCAAAAAGGCAGAGCGAACTTCTTCCCACGAAGACCCCTTTTCTACTCCGAGGATTTCCCACGGGCTCTTTCTTTTTTGTGTGTCTTGTGATGTACCTGGATCCATTCCCAAGCCTGTCTTAGTATTGTTATCTCCTGATAGCAAGACTTAAGCAAGTCTGCGTACCTACACCACGCAAGTGTGATTGATTTGCGGTTTGTAGACCTTGGCGCATAGAATGACAGCTGTGGCTCAAATATTGCATCAAGTACACGAAACGCTGGAATGTCCGCAAGCCACGCGTTTTTCACCTGACTCCACGAAACGATACCATCCGAGGGAGCATCTAGGTACAGGACAGCATCATCCCACCGGTCTTCTTTTGTTGGCAGCATTACGACACAGCGGCTTTCTAGAGAGCGCTCAAGGTACGTGTCAGCAGCACACGTTAAGATATAGCGCGCGGTCTGATAATCATCCTCGAGCCTGGCTCGGAATACCATCTGGATCTGGCTCGGTGCTGTGTCAACCGCGCACAGAAGGATAATCTTGACCGAAACAACCGACGATGCATCCGTGATTGCCGACCGCGTAGACAGCAGCGATAACAGGGTATCCCACCATTTATCTGACCGAGTCCGATATGGAGTAACCCAGATTTGAATACCCCATGGCCAGCGCAATATCTTGGCCGATTTTGAAGCACTGAATCCCGGGATTGATATTTCTTCTTCTCTGGGACGAACACTGCTTGAAGATTTATCAAGGATAGCCGTATGAATGTAGCGGGTCGCTTCTTCCGACCTGGTACATCCTCGCAATAGAATATTCGGGGGATTCTTCTTCACAACCTCCATAACTAATCATCCTCGTGGGATAACGATTAGGCTACCTACGTGGTTATACAAGGAACATCACAATGTTCACAAGGGTTAATATCAGCATCACGCCGATCATAATCGCATTCCCCCTTGCCGCTGAGCTGAGCGCAACCGGGAAGATTAACATCGCGGCGACCAGAAGCCACACGATGCAGCTTACCAGGATGGGTGCCATAAGATTGGATGATACCGCCATTACTATTCTATTGTATATCTATTGTATATCTATTGAGCAGATGGTTTCGGAACATTGAGCACCGCCTTGAATCCAATACCCGTAAATATAACACCCGCGATTACCAGAATAAACATAAGCATGCCTGAGGATACCCATTCCATATTCATAAATCTACCGCCAAGGAACCTGAATACTAACAGGGCAAAGAACGTCACCGTCCCGATTGGGATCACACCGTGCCACAGCATCTTGTAGAGGTCTTCCCTCTTCTTCTCATTTCCTAAAATCACCGGCAACCTGGTTACCAACACGAAACTTACGATGATACACGCAAATATAGGAGCATACATTGTCAGGAACCCCTGTGTGCCGTGAATCGCATTCTTCAGGAGTTCCGTTTTATAGTTTTCCATATTTACAAACGGTGCTCCGGGAAACCACTGCATGTTTCCACCGAGATACATAAGGTACACAAGTACGAATCCCACAAGAGAACTCAGAGACAAGAGTATCATAAGCCCCACCGTTGCCTGGTACCCAGATGCGGTCTGAGGGTCTTCTTTTATTGAAATGGTTGTCATTCTTCTACTATCTGTATCCAGGGAGAGTTTGGTGCTTTCTGTATGAGTATGACAGATGGAAAGTTGTTCAAATCCAACATCAAGGGGGAAGGTGTTTCGTTCCTCAAAGGAAACAATGAGGGATTCTTGTTTTTCTACAGAATCACTTGTCCGTATCGCAATAACCTACAATCGGCTATATCCAGAGTCTAAGAGTGTTATACCCGACGATATACTCCGTGCGACAACGGTGGATAAGCCAACGAAATCGGCACGCAGGCGTCTTATCCGGGCAGTTCGGACCGCATTTATGGACCGTTGTTCCAAACAGCTACTGCCGCATCATAGCGACGCGTGTATTCTGCAGTCTGATGTGGGAAAATCCGTTGCGGGGGTGTTGTCAGACGACGAAAAGAATGCTCCACCACCAGAGGCGCCAAACAACGAGTTGCTAAAAGGAAAACCATGGAACACATATGAGGTAAACGCAGCAATGGAACACGTGGAGAAGAAACACCCACATTTCATTTTCTTGGAGACGACACCGATCGATTTTGCCGCAGAAGATGAGTTTGGTAGGTGCGCGGTGAGCGAGTTGTGTCGGTTCGATATCCGTGATATCGTGCGCAGGGGCAAAACATCCTTCGGTATCGTTTTTAACACGCATCCACACGACCAGCCGGGCGGACACTGGATATGCGTGTATGGGTGTCTTCGTACCGGTCGGATATGCTACTACGACAGCTATGGGTTTTTCCCCGAACACGAGATTGTCGTGTTTATGAAGAGTGTTGCTGACCAGTACCAAACATATTTCCACAAGAAAATGACCCTCCTGTACAACGACTATCCGAACCAGAAAGGAGGTGTTGAGTGCGGGACGTTCTGCATCGTGTTCCTTGATATGATCACAACCCACGGGAATCTCCGAAAAGCGGTTACCACAATACGCGATGAGAAGAACGTAAAAAGTCTAAGAAAATATCTCCTTTCACCCTCGTTCGGAAGAGGTAGAAAATAGGACTCTAGACTTTAGTATGTCATCGACAATCGTAGATATTATCCGGGAACACGTGCTACAGACGTTAGCACAACAAGGTACCATCCCGTTTCAGATAACTAGAAGACAATATGATGCCGCAACCGCATCCGTTGCAGAGTGTCTTGAATCTACATCCAGGAATCGCGACGCTTCACCTCGTGACATCCAGAGGGAGACCACGATGCTGGCTCTTCAGGCAATCCCACGGGCAATCGCAGGAGCATCCAAGCAACTTGAATCCATCCCCACCCAAGATACACACAAGGGTACGTCGGACGCACCACCAGAAGAAAAGGAGGCATCCATTGACAATCTCGTACAACAAGAAATGGCAAGACGGCTCGAGCAAGACGCATCTCTGGGTGTAACGCCCCCACCATCCGACTCACATACACCCCCTCCACCCCAACATCATCCAGCTGGGTACACGCCGGATACCCCTGTATACAATCACGGAGCACCCACATCCCCCACGGCTGCTTCACCTACTCATATACCAACCTACAACCAGCACCCAGCCAGCCAGCAGCCACCCATCGCACCACACACGATGACACCACCACCAATCACTACATACCCCCCTGTACCACCACACCCAACAACCAGCACCCAGCCAGCCAGCCATGGCTTGGAACATACGATGAACCAGCCCACAACAATACGTACGGTCCGTACGGTGTCGGTGACGTATAATCCCGACGAAGTATACCCAGTGCGTATCCAGTACACACCCGACAACAACACGCGCTATATCCAGGTGGATCGCATTCTAATGCCACAGAGTATACGTGATACATCTTCTCCGTTTATGATATGTTCTCTAAATGGAAACGACATCTACACGTTCCAGTCTCATAACCACCCAGCCATCCTTAAGCCAAGCCCACATACGATCCAACGACACCCCGACGAGAACTACACGATTACGTTCCGAAACCCAGATGGGGACTACGTCAATACCGAGTTAACCGGTATTAGCATCACAAAAGATAACAAGATACACGTCCCCGCAACCCAGGGTGTACACGGGGTTCGTATCAAACTCAGAGGTAAAAACGAATACAGTGACCGTGTATACACGGATGGGGCTGCATACACACCCAGTGGCTCATCGGATGAACCCCCCGACCAGATTGAATCTGCGATCTGTACGTTTCACTCTCCGTGGGCGATTACCGTATTTATTACCGAATACCATTAAGTACCATAACCTTATATTTAGACTCGTATATCCCCTCGTTTGTGGTCTGTATCAACTGTCCCTCGTTTGCCGGCATGTATGGTGTTGACGGGCTTGCGAGGGCTTGCAAGATTGACCCCCCTGTGTATTTCACATCTGGGTCTAAAAGCGTCCTGCGCATCCCCTCTTCCCATTTCTCCCGAACAAGCACATCGGGAACGTAGCGACCGGTTGCTTCGGCTCGTTTTGCGATTCCGCTAGTAACATCCTCGAGGGAATCATTCTGGAATACGTATACAAACACGTGCTTGAATGATTCGCGCGTTGGAAGGTACACGTTCTGGAGGTAATAGTCGGGGTCCTGCCAGAGTGTTTCGTACACGAACGAATACTGATTCTCAACACACAGTCTAAACAACTGGTCTACACCCTCTCTCATCATTCGGCGGATTGTCCTGTTTCCAACCACGTTTGGGTTTAGCGTAACCGTACCGTCCGCAGACGCGGCGGCGACCCTTTCGCGGAGATGTTGTACGAAGAATGGATTGTGAAGGAGGAACTCGTCGGGGTCGATCCGTACGAACGCGTCTACATCGGGTATCGTTTCGTCTAAATACGTCTCACGCGACTCCTCATATATCGTCTGCCACGTGCTAGATTTACCAGACCCGGGGTGTCCAATCGCAAACACAGCAACACCGTCGGTGTTTACACACCGGGGAATCAGGTCCCACATCGCCGCGTCCATCATCTGGGTCATTGCCGCTTGGTATTCTTCAGGATTAGGCTTGAGGTCGTAGTCTTCCTGCTTAAATACATATCTAAACCCAGTATCTCCTCTGATAGGCGTACCACTGGATGCGGCTGCTGCCACGGATTCTACCATTGGAGCGGCGGCTGTCTTATCACCCCGCGATACACCCAGCGGCACCTCAGAATCATCACCGCCGTAGATATCCTTGTACAATACAATCCTGTCGATGCCATCCATTGAGGTTGTCATCTCCCCGATAGGAGTCACATACCCAGTAAGTATCGGGTCCAGTTCATATGCAATACGAGTATTCGGGTCATAGACTACTACCGCAGAACCACGTGGGTATTCCTTCTTGTCCTTCCCAATGTATACCAGGTGAGCCTCAATATCAATCAGCCCACGGAGACGCCTGGATTTGATGACCCGCATATCATCCTTATCATCCGCAAAGGACGGTGAAACCAGTTCCCGGATATCACCTCGCGGTGCCACGTAACACTCAGATGTAAGCATATCATTCTTCTTGGCGTGGAGCGCGCAGTCAACCGCAACCGAACGCAAGAGCCGGAGGAACGCATCGATCACCCGCTGCTTCCTAGAAGCAAGCTCGTATATGTACTCGTCCGTCGTCTTCCCGTCGTCCCGCACAACCAGCTCACTCGAACCACCCGAGGATACCTGGCTTTCAGTAAACGTAGAGATGTATGTGTACCTGTCTACGTTACGCTGGTCTTCTGGTAGCAGCGCGTGTGAACAGATACGAACCGCCCGACCAAACACCTGCTCCTCACGCGCACGATTCCAATAAGGCTCCAAGATATGAACCTGTCGGATACCACGCAGGTCAAGACCCTCCGCACCAGCACCTGTAATCATCAGCGTTTTTACGATCTCTCCGTGGAGATTATCCGTACCATCGCCCCGAACCGCCTCTTCACCCCCAACGATTTCCACGATGTCCTTGCGCAGACGAGGCGACAAGCGCGAGATTTCTCCTCGAAAGAGTGATACGATCGCGGAACGCTTTATCTCATCCACATCTCCGGAGTATATGATGTATTTTGGAGCCTTTATAAAAGCAGCACGTTCTTCGGGCAGCTCTTCGGTTTGAATCATCCTCTCGACGCGGAGGGTGGATTGCTCGTCAATCCCACCGCGCGCGGCGGCCTTTCTACCCCGAATGCCTTCCCGGACCGCACCACCTCGTTCCGTAGACTCATACACAAGCCGCATCGGCTCGTATCCCATCTTCTCCAAGAACACACCAACACCATCGAGACCCTCCATATGGAGGTAGTTGCTGTATATCAGAACCAGTCCGTCCGTCTTCTGGATCCTGTCTATCATCGCAACCATCTTGGGGGAGTAACGGCGGAGGTTCTCCAGGCGGACATCCATATCCGCCTCGTTGAATGCTGGGTGTTCACGGAGTGCCTCAATCGCAAACCTGCTCTCCTCGGCATACGCTTCAATGACGCGCTTGCTGTTGACGGTCTTCTCACCCAGCCGGGTTCGTATCGCGTTCATCGTGGGTCTCTCGATCGATTCAGGAAATACCATATTACACGCGGGTCGCGTCATCACACGTGCCCCAAACGTATCATCATCACCCCCTCCCTTGGATGACTTGTTTGAAACACCGCGTTTGCGTGCCATATCTTCGCGCGTGATTTCCTCCTTGCGCTGCGATTCGTACACGCCAAACTGTTCCTCGCTCATCGGCACACGGATCACCTGAATCGGCGGAGCATTCGGGAGAAGTTGCAGGTCTGCACCCCTGTAATAACTAATCTTCCCGAGAAGTCGCCGCGATAACTCCTCGCGGCGTTCAATGATTTCATCACCCTCGGCATCTCGCGCGCCCGACTTTGTGTACATATCCAGGAACACATCCTCCTGCTCTGGGAGCCAGTCCTCGTGGCCAACGCGCACATCCGTTGGACGCTGAAGGATGAGAATCCCCTTCCCTCTGAGTCGGTCAGCGAGGGCCTGCCTCCATCCAGTCTCGTCGTCCCGTGCACCGTGGCCCTCCCAGTCTGGTTCGTATACCACACCCGCGTATTTACCCTCGCTATCGTACACGCTCCGGAATCCCAGCGGATGTTTCACGACTACTAACTCATTCCCACCACCCCGGCGCGTAGACGGCTGAATCCGGGTGAACCTTACGATGGGATCCAGCAGAACATCCCGCGTGACCGCTTCATCGGCACAGTCCGCCGGGCTGCGACCATCCGCAAACGCAACCTTGAAAAAATGAAGAAACTGCTTCCCGTGTAGCATGTTCGCGATAAGCGCAACCTCGTATGGTGCGTTTACGACGGGGGTTCCCGACAGTGCGACCACCTTGGCATTCTTTGCGTCTCGTATCTTCTCGTAGAGAGCCAGTCCAACCGGAGACATATTCCGCCGCATGCTTATGATCCGATGAAACTCGTCACACACGATCACGGCGTTGTCTAGGTTAATATCCTCAACGTAGAGCCGGCTCCGTTCCACACGTTTCTTACCAGCCGAATCACTATCTTTTGAGGTGTTCTTCTTCCTAGATTTACGAGAAGAAAGGCCGTTGGAAGAATACATCGTGATGCGCGAAAATACCGTTTGAAGAATCTGCGCGTCTAGCTTGTGACGTTCTTCGCGTGGAAGTGAGAGACGAGGTATCCCCCCCTTGTTCTCATCCGCATCCAGTTCGTATACCCCGGCGTTTTTACGGATGATGTCTTCAGGAATCCCAAGTCGTTCTGAGGTTTCTTTTATCTCGCTAGCATCACCCGCACCGATCCCACGGAATCGCCAGTGCCAAGAACCACCCAGGTAGCCGTTCCCAAAGAATGCCGGAACGAATCGCTCCATCTGGCGCCGGTAGTTATCCTTCAGAGACGCGGGCAGGATAACTACGATGCGCCGCGTATCAAGGCACGATTCGATCATCCCGATACTCGCTGCCGTCTTACCGGACCCCAGCCCGTGATACACGAGCACACCCCGCTCTGGTGTGCGCGATCGCATATAGCGCTTAAGAAAATCCTGGTACACAAAGGACGACGCCGAATCGTCCCCGTCTTCTCCGCGAGCACACGCAACCGCCATATCGACCGCATCTTTCGGGTCATACGCAGCGCGTTCCTCCGGGCTCTGCGAAGCAAGCATCTCGGTTATCAGGCGCGATACCAGACCCGGTGCACCCCGTTCTTCTGGATTCTGCCGAATCATACTCAGAACGTCTCCCCCGGTATAGGGAGCCGGTGTACCATCCTCGTAGAATAACCTCGGGGCAATCTTTCCCCCGCCCACTTCTTTTGACTGTATCCGATCCTCATCAATCTCCCCGCGACGCAGAGACACCGATGGCACTACGCCCGATGGAATGTGCCACCCCGATTCGGTTTTACCCTTAAGGTCACGGGTGGAATCGTCTAGGCCATCTATCTTCGCGACGGCACCCGTATCTGTTGCTGCCATTCCTCTATTACCAATGTCGTTTTACGTAGACCACATTGTATCCAGCGCCTTCTTGCTAGCAATCTGCTCAGCAACCTTTTTGACACGGGCCTCGCCCATCGCAAGGATGCTCCCATCTGGATTGAGAACACCCATGTTGAATGTTCGGTCGTGTGGGGGACCCTTGAC